TGGTCGCAAACAGAAGTTATACGCGGCATAAGAGTAAGCACGGCTAAAAGTAAAGTACAAAGAATTAAAGGCGTTACATTTGGTGTAACTGCAATAGCGGTAATAAATAAATCTGTACCAGGTATAATTTATGAGTTGGCAGGTTTTGGATCATCACGCTCACGCGGAAGAACTAGGCGCATAAGCCGTAACCCAAATGCAAGTGAATCGTTTATTGGTAAATTACAAGGCACTGCTAACAGTGGTGCTTACAAAGAAAAAAGATTGATTTATAGGGCATCACAACAACTAGGTGGCCAAGTCAATGATAATCTATACGGAGTATTAAAAAAATATCTAGGCAAAGAATTTAGAGGTTAATCATGGCACTAAGTCAATATGTTGCGATTAACTTTTTAACCAAGTTTGATAAAAAAGGTTTAGAGCGTGCTACCAAAGAGTTACAAGGTTTTGATAAGGTAGTTGCTACTAGCACATTTAGATTAAAATCTTTTGCTAAAGCCGGGGCAATTGCCGCCGCCGCAGGTATGGCGATTTTTGCTAAGAACTCTATACAAGCGGCTTTAGCCCAGGAAAGATTAGATAAATCAGTTGAACAATCTTTAAGATCAATCAATCAATTAGATCAACTGCCTAGCGTAAATTCTTTTATTAGTGGTATAGAAAAAGCATCAAATATTACTAAGGATAGATTAACCCCGGCAATCAATGGCTTAATTATCCAAACTGCCGACTTAACAAAGGCGCAAGATTTATTCAATGTTGCCGTAGATACCAGCGTAGGCGCAGGCGTTGATTTAACCCAGGTATCAGATGCGTTAGGTAAAGCAAGCCGGGGCAACTTTAAGGCGTTAGGCGCATTAGGTTTAGGCTTTGATGCGGTAACTGCCAAAGAAATTGGCTTAGCAGAGATTACAGATTACTTAACTTTAAAATTTGGTGGCGCGGCTAAGAGAGCCACTGAAACATTTGGTGGCCAATTAGATAATTTAAAAATTAGTGCAGGTGCGGCACAAACAAGTTTAGGTGAAGGCTTTATTACTGCAACTGAAATTCTTATTGGTGGTGGTAATGCTTCTGATTATTTTGGCGCAAAACTTGAATCATTAGGATTAAATGGCGGTTATATTGTAATTGCATTGGCGGACAAAATATCAAAAATTACTAATGCCTTTGATTCTTTAGGTAAAAAAATTGAAGGTAATAGATTTCTTAGATTGATTTTTGATTCATCAAACATCCCCATTATTCCCGGGTTAATTGCTGGCTTTGGTATGTTAGCAGATGAAGGTAAAAAAATTGCTGAAACTACCAAAGAAACTTTTGAACAATCAAAAGAACAAAAAGCCCTTGCCGAAAAATTAGCAAAATTACAAGCAAGATTAGACAAGATGGCGGCTGAAGCCTTAAACAAACAAAAGAAATTAACTAAAGAAAAATTGGCACAACAGGCTTTAGATAAAAAGAAGGCCGAACTGGAATCCATGTTTGATCTTGATCGCATCAATTTACAAGCGGCGTTAAGCCGTAAGTTATCTGCCGAAGATGAGTTGCGTGTAAAGATATTGCAGAAGTTAGCGGATGGTACTAAAAAAGCCGTTGATGAAGCCGAACGCTATGCAGATGTATTAAAGGTTATTGAAGATGGACAAATCACAACTGGTGAAATTGAAATGTTGGCTAAAAAGTGGGGAATTACAACCACAGAAGTTTTAATTTATTTACAAACATTGTTTGCCGCTAATGATGAATTACGCAAGATGTTGGCATTGCTTGATGAAATTAGCAAAAAGAAAATGCCAGTGGGTATGACATTCCAATATCAACAGCAACAATTTGAACAAATAACATCTCCAAGATTTCAAGAAGCCGTATTAACAGGGCAAGCACCAAATGTTTTAGGTCAAAAGGTTTTTGAAGATTTGAGAAAAGAAGGTTTAAATGCGGCTATGGCTGGATCAAGCGCAAGATATACAGCGCAAGCGGTAGATTATTATCAAAGACTATTTGATGTACCGCGCATGGCAGAAGGTGGCATTGTAGATTCCCCTACCCTTGCACTAATTGGTGAGGCCGGATCGGAAGCGGTTATACCATTAGACAAAATGGGCGGAATGGGTACTACTGTAAATGTTAATGTAGCCGGATCAGTTATATCAGAAGGCCAATTACAATCTGTAATTCAGGATGCTTTGTATAACCTAAACCGATCAGGTGCAGTAACTCAATTAACTAATTTAGGAAGATAATGCCAGCGGCAATATTTAGAACTGAAATAGATTTTTCAGGCGGTGCTTCCTTTGATCCTGTTTTAGTATTAGATGATCCTGCAACAGTATTGGATGAAGCAATATTGGGTACAGTTGCCGCTGATGTAGTAGATATAACGGATTTTGTAACTCAATGTTATATTCGGCGTGCATTTAATAGATCATCAGATTCATTTACTGGTGGTACTGCACGCATTACTTTTGTTGATGAAACTGGTGAATTTAATCCAGCCAATACCGCATCATCTTTATATGGAAAAATTAAACCTATGCGTAAGATTCGTTTTACGGCAGAGTATTTAGGCATCACATATAACTTAGGTTCTATGTATGTACAGGAATGGAATTATCAAAGCCCTACCGGATTTGATCCAGCGTATGTAACTTTATCATGCGTAGATGGTTTTCAATTATTAAATTTAACTACTCTAACATCAGTTACAGGTGGTACAGCCGGACAAACCACAGCGCAAAGAATATCAACTTTATTAACATCCGGTGAATGGCCTACTGGTATGCGTGATATATCAACTACCGCAACTACAACAGTACAGGCAGATAGTGGTAGTTCAAGATCATTATTAGCCTCCTGCCAGGAAGTAGAAGCCACAGATTTAGGTGCGTTCTATATGGATCAACGCGGTTATGCAAAATTCTTATCACGCACTGACATCATAAGCCAGGCCGGTGGTGCAGTAACAGATTTTAGTGATGTGCCAGGTTCAGGTGATGTTACCTATCAAGCAGTGGAGTTTGATATATCAGATTACCAAATGATCAATAAGGTAACAGTTACCCCAACTGGATTAACCGGCCAAACTGCCAGCGATACAGCCAGCATTGATGATTACTTCCAGCATAGCCGAATTAGAAGCGGCATTATGCAAACAGAAGCGGATGCGCTAAATCAAGCACAGATGATTATTGCAAGCCGAAAAGAACAAGGCGTAGATATACAATTAAACTCATTAACAGTTGATGCCTTTGGTGAGGATGATCCTGCCCGGGTTATAGCGGCCTTAAATTTAGATATGTTTGATCCAATTAGGGTTACTCAAACCTTGCCATTAGGCAATGTGGTGTCAGATAGCGTTATTGCTGGCCTTACCTATCAAATAACACCAAAATCTTTTCTAGTAACTTTTACATGCGCTCAGCCGTTTGCATCAGCATTTGTGTTAGGATCAGATATTGATGGCCGCTTAGATGAAGATTCATTGGGATACTAGGAGTAAATAAATGGCAGGTGCAGGTTACAAATTATTTAATACCGGTGATGTACTTCTTGCAAGTGAAGTAAATACCTATTTGATGCAACAAACAGTAATGAGTTTTGCAGATTCAGCCGCCCGAACCACTGCATTATCAGGTGTGTTGGCTGAGGGTATGGTCAGTTATCTTAGAGATACAAATGTGGTTGAAATTTACAATGGATCAGCCTGGGCATCATTAGATGATCCTAATGCTATTCAAAACACTATCGTTGATGCTAAAGGTGATTTAATAACTGCAACTGGCGCAGATGTACCTGCTCGCCTTGCAGTTGGTAATAACGGCGACACACTTGTCGCGGATAGTGCCACAGCCACAGGACTTCGCTACAAAGAAGATTACGCGGCTGGTAAAAATAAAATTATCAATGGTGACTTTGGTGTGTGGCAACGCGGTACATCTTTTAGCCCAACTCCAGGGGTAGAAACTTATACAGCAGATAGGTGGGTTGCTTATGTAGATGGAACAACTACCTCAACATTTAGTCGTCAATCCTTTACTCCAGGAACTGCCCCAGTATCAGGATACGAATCATCCTTTTTTTATCGTGCTCTAATTACTTCTCAAACTGGTGGTTCAGGAAGTTATATTTATCAGAAAATTGAAGATGTAAGAACATTTGCAAATCAGACAGTAACAATGTCTTTGTGGGCAAAAGCGGCTGCAAGTGGTTCAGCCTCAATTTACCTTACACAAAACTTTGGTTCAGGTGGTTCGGGTACTGTGAATGGCACACCAAGCACAATTAACCTAACTACTTCTTGGCAACGATTTACTTACAGCGTTGCAGTACCAAGTATTTCAGGCAAGACTATTGGCACAGGTTCTTTCCTTGCGTTTTATGTTCAATTAACTGCCAACTTAGCACAAACAGTAGATATATGGGGCGTACAGGTTGAAGAAAGTCCAGTAGCCACAGCCTTCCAAACTGCAACTGGCACTATCCAAGGCGAGTTAGCCGCTTGCCAGAGGTATTTTTATCGTTGGAATGGTGATGTTGGAGATGCTTTCTGTTATGTTCCTGCTCATTGCCAAGCATATAGCACAACTCAAGCAACGGGTATTTTACAAATGCCACAAACAATGAGAACTAAACCTTCTTTTACTGCTGGAACAATTGCAAGTTTTGCGGTAACAAAATCTGATAATACTGTAACTGCAACCACTGCAATCGCTGGGGATACATTTAATCCTGATTCTGTTGCATTAACATTGACAGCAGGAGCATCTACATTTACTGCTGGAAATTCAACTAAATTTTTAAGAAATTCATCAGCCACATCAACAACTTTAGACTTTAGTGCGGAGTTATAAAATGCCTACATATGAAATTGTTAAAAATTCTTTTAATCAAGATATACTGAAAAAGACAAATGAAGACGATACTGTTTGGTGGATACCTTGCGACCCAGCCAACTCAGATTATCAGGAATATCTTAAAAGCCTAGAAGCGGAACAATCCACCCCGATTGATACAGAGGATGAGGAATAGTTTTACCAATTAACTATTTTTATGGCCACAATAAGAGAACTTACAAGCCCTAATGGATGGCCGGCTAGTGAAGATCGTAAAGCATTAGGCATTGAAACTTTTACAGTGCCAGGCACAAAGATTAGGTTTGCATGTGCCAAAGCCGTTGCGCCAATCCTGGTAAGTTTTGCTAAAGATTTCCATGAGTTAGTTGAACCAATAGATCAAGGCCAACTAGATGATTGGGGTTATGCCTTTAGGCAAACCCGGGGATCAGATAAAATTTTAAGTAATCACGCATCCGGTACAGCCATAGATTTAAATGCAATTAAACATCCTTTGGGCAAGTCAAATACATTTAATAAGGATCAGCGTAATACAATTAACCTACTAATAACTAAATATGGTTTGACCTGGGGCGGTAATTACAAAAGGCGTAAAGATGATATGCACTTTGAAATTGCGTTAAATCAAAATGAGGTTAAACAAAAAATAAAACAGTTAGGATTAAAATGAAATTAGATGTAAAGAAAAAAGAGATTATTAAGTCTTATCTAAGAAGCGTTGCCGCCGCATCTATCACAACTGCATTAGCCTTAATTGCAGATTGGAACGCTGAGTATGCAATTTTGGCAGGTGCTTTAGTTGCACCTTTGGCACGCTATTTTGATCCTGCCGATAATAAGTTTGGCATCAATAGTAAATGACCATGAACGACATCCTTGCATTAGCGGTATCAACTGTAACTATTGTTGGTGCGTTAGTGGCATCAGTGCGCTGGCTGACTAAACACTATCTAAGTGAGTTAAAGCCTGATAATAATGGCCGGCATAACCTAGAAGGCCGGGTATCGCGCATTGAAGAAAAAATAGACACGCTATACGAAATCCTTATATCTAGGAAGTAAGTCAGCCTTATCCCCTACCCTATGGCCATGAAGATGTGCGTGGTTGTACCCAGTAGGGGCAGGCCTGAAAATGCGGATCGCCTGGCCAAAGCCTTTATAGATACTAATACAGAAGCCGATCTTTATTTTGTAATTGATAATGATGATCCGAAATGGGATGAATATGCTAAAAACAAAAATCTACGATTACTACCTGCCGACAA